GGCAAATGAGGAAGCATCGGACCTAGCCGTGGTTCGAGCCGTGGAACTCGCGTGCAGTAGTAACCCTTATGATGAGGAAGTAAGATATAAAAGGGGAAAGCCAAGCTATGGGCAAGGAGTGGAAGCCTCCAATGCCCTGGCTAGGCAGTTCCAGTGACCCCTTAGGGGGCCAGCACGTGTTCCGAAGCTGTGTGTGGGTTTCAAGGAACTTCAGCCCATCGGTGCAGGGCATAAAGTGCTGCGCCACCCCCACATCCTATGTACAGGCACCAAATATATTATAAGGTTAGCCACTCCTTATACGCTTCTAGACAGCTATTCACCGCAGATGTATAATAACTGTGTGTGTAACCAAGTTGTTGCCTATCGCAATCGAGTGATGGGCGCAACCCCCGATCCAACAATAGAAGGATTACGACAACTTTCCAAGGCCAGAAAACTTATTTGCAAGTTTCTTCCGAAAGTCTCCCAACTCCCACTGGACGCAATCACGTCAAGATACAGTGGGAGGAAGAAAGACAGGTACACTAAAGCGTACCATGAGCTTATTTCAGAGGGCTTGACTCGTCGAGATGCGCAATGCACGTTAATGGTTAAAGGTGAGAAGTTGGACCCCCTTTCAAAATCACAACCAGACCCTAGAGCGATACAATTCAGACGGCCAAAGTATTGTGTTGCAATAGCCCAATTTCTTCATGCCTGTGAACACCTCATCTACAACATGCGAGGTGATGGTGTGAGGCTACCACGTTCGAGGTTAATTGGGAAAGGTCTAAATGCTCGGGAAAGGGGTAAGCTGTTCTATAAGAAGTGGCAATCATTCAAGGCTCCAGTGGTTATTGGCTTGGACGCCAGTCGATTCGACAAGCATGTCAACGTCCCGCTGCTGCGTGAGGAGCACGCAGTATACCAGTACATGCTCGACAACCCGGAGTTCCGAAAACTCTTGTCATGGCAAGAGAGAAATACCGTCTCTTCGCGCGACGGAGTAAAATACGTAGTTGCTGGCAAGCGAATGTCAGGAGATATGAACACCGCACTAGGCAATTGCCTGTTGATGATAATCATGTGCGTTGCTGCAGCAAAAGCCGTCCAACTAGACTCGTATGATCTATTGGATGACGGAGATGATATCCTGTTATTTGCCGAAACAAAAGATTTGGAGTTAATAAAGGCTGAGTTCCCACGACTGTTTCTGACCTATGGGATGACACTCAAGATTGAATGTGTCTCTCGTGAACCAGAACAAGTCCTCTGGTGCCAGTCTAGACCAATCTTGATCGACTCGAAATACGTATTTGTCCGCGACCCCAAAAAGGTGATGAGTAATGCCCTCACAGGCACGAAATATTTTCATGAACAAGATCGCCGACCTTTGGTAAACACCATAGGTATGGCTGAATTAGTTATTAACTTGGGAGTGCCAATTTTGCAAGAGTTTGCACTTGCATTAATCAGAAACGCAGGATCTGAGAAGATCTTGAACTTCGATCCCACAGATGATCTGTGGTACAGACTGCATAGGGAATTGCGCGAGCTTGGGTTAAAGCACCTCATAAAAGTCAACCCTCGTCCCATAACTGATGATGCACGACTGTCTTTCGCAAAGGCGTATAAAATAGAGCCACATGTACAGATATATTTGGAAGACCGACTGAGAAGTTGGGTTTTTCTGTGCGAGGGTGAGACCCTGGACACCAGCTTCCACGCTAAGTCGTGGTGTGGACTGACTGGCCCAGATGTGTACCACCTTAGGGATTCGATATAGATTTACTGAAATTTAATTGATTCTCATACCGCACAATGGCTTTATCAAAAACGAGAAAGCAGTTAAACAAAGCCCTAGGCTTTATAGATAGTATGACAGAGATAAAAGGTAGAATTCAGAGAATGCCAG